CGGTTCAAGCAAATGTTGAATCACCTCGTTACCACCTTCAGGTTCCTTGGATTGAGTTCTCCAAGGTCCTTCCAGTGTTGACCACGACGCTGGAGCTCCAGAAAAAAGAATCTCCTAAAGGCAACGTCGCGTTCCCTATCAGTTCACTGTTTTTTGATCATTCTAAGCAGCAGAACGGTAGTGTCTCACGGGTGACATCGAGTTCGAAAACCCGAGGTCCGGAGTATACCGGGCCGACTAGCCGAGGCGAAAGCTTTGGCACCGCGCGGGCCAAGTCGGGAAGAGAGGAAGTTAATAACTCTCAACCTAACGAGGTCCGCGTTGCTCTCGCGCTTCACACCGCTTGGGCAGAATGCCTCGACATTTACTGTCCGGAAGTAAGTGCAAAGTATCTTAACGATGCAAGGAAGAAAAGAGAGAAATTACTCTTTCACTTCTACGCATTGTATAAGAGACTAGTTGCAGCTTCCGTCGACGATAAGTTCGAGAAGTGCGTTAAGGATGAATTAACCCTCATCCACGCAAAGGGTATGGGTAAGAGACTGGATGCAACAGTGGGGCATCCGCTCTTCTCAGGGACATTATGGCAATTGATTCGCCGCCAATGTCTTCGAAGTGTTAATGGTTCCATTAGATCAATGGAGTTCGTACGAAGCTTATATGAAGCCAAGCGCTGCTGCTTAAAAGCCGCAGAATGCGTTGAGCTCGAAGCTATCGTTAAACACAAGAAGATCATGTCGTCAATTGCCGCCTCCAGTAAGAAATCACGCGAGTGGATTGAGAGAGCTGTAGACGTCGTCTTCCCTCCGGGTACTAAGTACACGGATCCGGGGGACTGCGTTCCAACTTTCTCCGCTTGCGTGGAGTCCAACCGCTCGGCTGGGGGCAACCATGGTCACGTCGCTCTTGACAAGTCAGCTCATATTAACGAGCCCTTCAACCTCGTAGAGGTCTTCTCCCAAGAACAGGAGCGGATCTGCTTCGAAGAGTTCATGAGGACCGAGAATGTCTGGGAATACCAGGCAATTCCGGAACCTCTGAAATTCCGAGTGATCACGAAGGGTGTCAGTAGTCTGACCTGTCTCCGTCGTCTTCAGTCTTTCCTCTTGAAAAAGTGGGCAAAAATGGAATTTTCTTCCATGGTGCCTGACTTTGAGGCTAGGTTGAGACATCGGATGGAGAGTGACGATTTTAGGTGCGACGGAGATTATTTCATCTCCGGCGATTATAGCAGTGCGACG